CGAATTGCTGATTGCCAGGGTGCTAGCTGCTTATCTTGTTCGACTACTTCATTCATTTCCCTTCTCCTGTTCCCCTTGATCGTACTTCCCCGGTGTCTCAGTGGCCGCGACTTTCTCAGCAATAGCCATCATCAACCGGTCTAGCTCTGTTGTCGGGGTCACGGGCGGCGTTCCAAGGTGTCGGTCCAGTAGTGGTTCACTGAGACTACCGGCGCGCGGTCGCATCGACCTCCTGCAGACCATAACAGGCCCCTTGCAATCGGTTCCTGCTCATACATCCACCACTCACCGTCATAATCCTGAGCGATGAATTTCACCCACTCAGGAAGATCACTCCACTTCGGCTTATTCACATCTCACCCCCAAGCATCAGCCAAACATCAAAGATCAGCGCAAGCCCCAGGACAGCCATCCCCACCATCAGGGCTACGTTCCCAGCCTCATAGCGCATCGTTTCCCAATCAATCTTCACGGTAAGCCCTCTCGTTACTCTTTGCAGCAGCCTCTACAGCGTTCCGGGTCTTAGCCACCAGCGCGACCAAATCCCGCATCCCGTGAAGCCAGTCCCTCGGCATCTGAGTCATATCCACGCGCAGCAGAAGGTAGTTCAGAGCGTCATCGGCATTTGCCAGAACCGACACCATTTCATCTACCTCAGAACCGCGCTCAATGGCGGCTGTAGACACTTCCGCACATGCCTGCTCCCAATCCTCGTCCGAGAATCGCGGAGATGGCTCAGTGGTCTTCCAGTGGTCGTAGGCGGTCATGACTTATACCCAATTAACATGTCAATAGCTTTGTCAGCTCTCAAGCACTCATCTTCGCTAGCCAATTTATTCCATGATTCAAGCTCGCGCTGACGAGTGAAAATGTCGTCAACCGTAAGCAGCTTGCGGGCGTGTCGCCACCGCTCAGCGTCTTTATGCAATTCCTCGTCCTCGGCGTAAGCAAAAGCGTAGCTATGCCCATCGCGCAATGTTGCCCACTTCAAGGACGCTTCATAGGTGTGCATTCCAAGCCAACCTCCGATGCTCGTCTCCCCATCGGGTCCGATAACGGTCCATGCGACAGCCTTATTCTTAGTTCCCATTCCCTCTCTCCCTAGGGCCTAAGCCCGTTTCGATGAGCCATATTGGCATCTTCCGGAGTCTGGATCGACATCGCCAGTGACACACATCGTTCCATTTGCAGAACGATAAACGGCCATATCCGGTGCTAGATTAGCCCCATGAACAAGGCACGAAAACCACCAGCCGCATGGCTAGCGCTTCACGGCGGCGATCTACTCAACACCAAGATCGCCTTTCATCGTATCGATTATTACCTGGGGGTGATGGCTGAGCAGGGGTACACGATAGAGACAGAGGAAACGAGGACGGGATACAGGCTGCATTGCCTGAAAAGTCCGCTGGATCGGCCTAAGCGGCCTAAATTGACACTAGTGAAGGGGCAGGGAGATGAATAAGCATACGCCGGGCAAATGGAGTTCCTTTGATAACGGCCAAGGCAGAATTTATGTGGCCTCTGACAACGGCTCCATGGTCGCCTTCATTGAAAGCGACGAGGAGAACCTTGATGCGGATACCGAGCTGATCGCCGCCGCTCCGGAACTACTGGCGGCCCTGAAGCGAATGGTCGTCTCCTACGAGCATGAGGCCAGCATGAATAATCCTGCCCTCCTCGCAGCCCGAGCAGCCATTGCCAAGGCTACTGGAGAATCCGAATGAGCTGGAACCGCTACAAGCGTGAAGGCGCAGACGGCAGGGCGCTATGCGAGCTGGATATCCGCAAGTTCTGGCAGTCTCGGATGACGGTTAACGGGAAGGTTCCGCCGCTGCCGAAGATTGTGGATATCTCGGAAATGGCTAGGAAGTTGGGAGAGGTCGCATGACGTACACACTTATTTTGACTATGAGCCTGTTCTTTAGCGGTTACAAAGCGGGAGCAGCTTCCAGTAGCATCGAGCATATCCCTGGGTTTTCTACCGAGAGGCAATGTTTAGACGCTGGAAATGCGTGGCTGAATCAGCAACGAGAAGCGCGTACCCGGGGAACGATCCGAGCAATGTGCGTAGCTCAGGGGAATGCACAGGAGCGCAAATGATATGGACTTTGCCGACACCGCATCCGACACAGAAATGCTGTTCCTAGACCTCGCAATCCGCCAGCACGCCCAGCGCTGCCAGAGGCCGGAGCCGCTGCCACTGTGCGCCCATTGTGAAGAGTCTGAGGTTTATATCCTGACCAACGGGGCCAAGTGCCGATATTGCCTGGATTGCCGAACCGAACTAATGATGGAGGGTAAGAAATGAGCTGCAAATCTGAATGGGCAGACCAAGCGTATTGGGCTGCAACCAAGGCCCTTCGGTATGTGAAAGGTCCGTTCCTCGGGGAGGATCTGCTGAAGAAGGTGTTGAAGTACGTAGACGAGCCTGCCGACCGCCGAGCCTGGGGGCATGTAATTCGTCGACTTCACGCTGACAAGGTGATCTACCACTACGGTTTCGGTCGGGCGAAGTCCTCAAATAGGGCCGTAAAGCCCGTATGGGACAAGTTCCGTCCGGTGAAAGATCTGGATTACCTGGCAGCCCTTTGCGGCTGACCTATTGCCACCACTGGCGTCTGTGGTAAAATACAGACGCCAGCTTAGGTTGGCCCGGTTTAGCGGCCGGATAAAAAGAGATGGTAGCGAGTACCCTTTAGTGTTCGGTGGGCTGTTGTGGACCCTTAACTTGGTCGCAATGACCCTACCGTCTCGGGGATCGCTATCCATGCGGTCCATCGAACACTAAAGGGTATTTCTATGTCAGAAGACATGGTTTCACGCGCCAAGGCACTCGCCCATCGCGCTCACGCAGGCCAGGTAGACAAGGCCGGTCGCCCCTATATCGAACACGTCGCCCGAGTGGCAGCAGCGGTCTCCGATGATCCGGAGGCTGAGGCTGTCGCGTGGCTTCATGACGTGATCGAGGATTGTGATGAACACTACATCCATGAAATTTTCATGGAGTTCCCGGATTACATTTATTCAGCCGTCTATACCCTGACGCGTGATCCCATTGTTGCCGATGAAGATTACTACTACAGCATTCGCTGGGACTTGCTAACTAAGCGCGTGAAGCTGGCAGACATTGCCGACAACGCCGATGAGGAACGCTTGGCGCTCCTTGACCCCAAGACTGCCAACCGCCTGCGCCGCAAATACGCTAAGGCCCTGGCGGCATTGACTGGTGGTCAGTAATGCACTACTACCAAAAGAACATCGGAGACTATGGCCGAGACACCGGCCATCTGTCCGCACTTGAGCATGGCGTCTACAACCTCCTGATCGATTGGTACTACCTGAATGAGCGGCCTATCACTATGAAGGAGGCGATCAGGGTTAGCCGTGGGAACCCAGATGAAACCCAAGTGGTTTTGTCTGAGTTCTTTAAGGAGACTCCAGAGGGGTGGATTCACTCCTACGCTGACCGTGTTATCGCCGAATACCATGCTAAGGCAGAGCGGAACAGGGTCAACGGTGCTAAGGGTGGTCGTCCTGCAAAGGATGCGCAAGCTGTTGATTCCATTGATACGGAAACCCAAGTGGTTACGTCTGGGATGCCAAAGCAAACCTTAACCAATAACCATAAACCATTAACCATTAACACAGAGAAGCAAAAAGACTCTGTGCAGCCGTTGGCAGCACGCAGCCGGTTCGATGACTTCTGGGTGGTGTACCCGAACAAGAAAGGCAAGCAGGACGCCGAGAAGCGGTGGATAAAAGATCGGCTTGAACTGATGGCTGACAGCATCATCTCCCACGTCGAGATGATGAAGGCTAAGGACGATGGCTGGCAGCGTGGGTACGCCCCAATGGGGTCAACCTACCTAAACCAAGCCCGCTGGACGGACGAACCACAAGCAGCGCCTCGCGCAAGCCAGCCTCATCAGGCTCCCAGCAAGGCTATGCAAACCATCATCGGCCTGGAGGCCAGCAAGCGTGAACGACTGGATGCAAACGGAAATCGAGACGGGGTTCCAGCAGCTAATCTGCCTTGGACTAGAGCGCCAGCCAGCAATGGACCTGATGGGTGGAACGGTCATGGCTTGGGTAACGGCACTGGCGCACAACCGGGTATGGGATCAGGGGTTGGACGCGCCGCGCTTCAGGGCCGCATTCTTGACCATGATGGGGACTAGGACGAGCTGGCCTGCGCCTAAAGACCTTCTGGAGGCTATGCCGCCGCGTCCTGAGCTGAAGGCGCTCCCCGCCAAAGCTCCTGACCCTGAGCGGGCAAAGGCGATGATCGAGAAACTGGCAAAAGAGCTAAAGCTATCCTGAAATAGAACAATCCGTTCTACCAGCCTACCTATAACTGGAACGATAGCTTTAGTACTGTGTAGACAAATCCACAGGTGCAAGGAGTTAAAGATATGAAGTACATCATCATATGGAACAAGGAGCGGACCGAGGGATATATCACAAACGACGCCGACGATGCGGATACTGCCCATTACGGATTCCGCAACAAGATGGGAACGACGGCAGTTGGAGAGCGCATGCATGAAGCGTACACCGAAGATGGTGACGAGCCTGACTACCCTTTCATTCGGGATGAGGTGGAACTGTGAACCGCGAAACGGCAAAAGACTACCTGCCCCTGGTGCAGGCGTTGGCAGATGGCAAGGTGATTCAGTGTGACGAGGGGTTCGGTTTTGAGGATTTGGAAAACCCTATCTTCAACCTCCGAGCCAGCAGCTACCGCATCAAGCCCGAGCCTCGGGAGATTTGGGTGAGGCGAAGAGACGATGGTGTTGAAGGAACTTTTGCGTATCCATCTGAGGCAGAGGCTGGAGAAGATCTGGACAGAAACTGGTCAACCGTCCGCTATCGCGAGGTTCTGGAATGAGCGGGCCGGTGGAGGTGCTGGAGGCAATGGGAGACGCCGCACGAATACTATCGGTTGAGAGCAAGTGGCCCGTGGACCCGACCGCTGAGGCACTCGGGTTCGCCATTAAGGCAGTCGCCGAACTGATTGAAGCGAGCCAGCCGTTTGCCACTTTCAACAGCAGCCTTGAACGAATCCGTATCGAAGTCCGAACTGAGGACGTGAAGCGCTTGCACGCCGCCCTCGCCCGAGTAAAAGGAGAATCCCAATGAACCTAGAACCTATCGACACAAGCACGACGGCAGGTAAGGCCAGGGTCATGCAGTTGGCTGCGGAGGGGCGGAAGGTGTCGGCGCTCATGCCAACCCAGCCAATGGCTCGCTGGGTTGAATTGGATCATCCAGTATGGGACTGGTTTCGTACTCAGTATGGAGTCATCGCCGAACCGGTTGGGCCGGATGAGGTATGGCTGACGTACGCAGACAGCGGGGCGCTGCAATGCACGTCTCCTAGCGAGCCAAGCTGGGATGTTGCGGGAGTGAAGCACCTGCGCTACATCCGCGCCGACCTCGCTGGGAGGGATGAGTGATGTGCACCGTAGTCCGAGTAATCACCGACAACGACGAAGTAGATTGCGAGACGCTGGGTGAGTTGGCGGAAGCTCTGGGCATTTCGGATTTCGCTTCCATCTCAAAGCAGCCTGATGCGGAACACAACGACTGCCTGTGCTGGACGGATTTTTCTGGCCCTGGGGTCCGGAAGATTTCCAACTCCTACTACCAATACGTGATCGACAGGAGGCCAAGTGACCAAGGCCGAGACAATCCGCCTACTCCACGCTGAGCGCTGCTCAGTAGCCGAGATAGCCCTAGCAGTAGGCTATAGCGAACGGATCACCAAGCTTCGCCTAGCCAAGCCTAGGCCATTGGCTGAGCAGCGCATCCCCTGGGCCTTCCGGGGCTGGCGAGGGACCAAGATCAGCGACCGCGTGGTGAGCCTCTGATTGTTCTATCGGTGCAGCCATAGTGTTCCACCAAAGCTATTTACGGACTATCCGGATAAGCGCAATATCACCCCATCAACGGGAGACAGTCATGCGAAGCGAACATGCCGCAAACGAGTATCTGAAGACCGGGAAGTATACGGATACGTATCTTGTGAACTGCCGTGTGGCTCAGCGAAAGGCTGAACAGCGCGCGGCCAGTGACCGGAAGAAGGTTCTGATGTTCAAGTTCGTGGCTGCTATCGGGGCTGTGTGTATTGCGGCAAAGCTATTCTACGTGGTTACGGCATGAGCGACTATCCCTCACCTACCGACACGGTTCTAGATGGAATCAGGTCGCCAGTTGATCGGGTAGCGGCTCGGGTTGTGAGGCCCGGCATCTTCTGGATTACGAGCAAGCATATCCAGACTGACGATTCAAAGAACCCAATCCCATATGATCCGGTTAGCCCGTTTTCACCAATCAAAGCGGGTATGAAACAGGGTGCTTTAACGGTATTGGGAAAGGTGATCGGCTCTAAAAGTGGAGCAAAGGGCTGTAGTTATGTATGTCGGTGTTTGTGCGGCTACTACGTAACTAGGAGGTCAAAGGCCTTGGTTAACCCATTGAACGCTAAAGATTGCTGCGAACTGTGCCGCCAAAAAGCATTTCTGGCTAACAAGCGTCATTACAGGGTGTTTGGAAGGGATTTGGATGACCGCTGATTGGAAACAGGAAGGCGAGTCCAAGATGACTCCCGAGCAGCAGCGCCTACTCAACGCAATTTGCGGGGATCTGGCTAGGCATATCAGGTGGCACGGACAGCGACTAACCAAGGATGACTTTAGGCATATCCTTTCGGGAACAGTAAAAGGATGGCGGTTGCTCCCAGGTATCGACAGAGGCCAAGGCGCACCGGGATTCATCTACCTAGGTGGTAGCAGCAAGGATCTAACCAAGTCTCAGGCGTCAGAGGCGATCACGATGGCGGTACAGATAGGCGATCACCCGGATGAGCAGGGGTTGGAGGCAAAGCCAATCCGGTGGTCGGATACTGTACTAATCGGCTTAGGGTTTAATCCGAGAGATATGGATGGCTAACAAGATACTTACTACAGACATGATTGCCGATATGGCCATGATGAGGCTAAGAGAGAGTCTTTCATCAATTACGCCGTACACAGGCATGAAGTCGATTAGAAAGCCAAAAGTGCCTTCAAATAAATGTCCTTGCTGCGGATCTCATGAGTATCGGAAAAGGGAAGACATTCGGATCTGTAGCTATTGCAGAACTCCGGGATAGCAGGAGGCGATATGCGCTCTCAGGGGCGTAACCTAGACATATTCGAACACGCGCCAGCCAGAATGCTAAAGGCGGCTGAGGAAGCGCTAGAGACAGCCAAGATGGACCCGCAGTTTTGGGGCGTAGTCCGCCAGGATCGGGTCAACCATTACGAGAAAGAGGTGGAGCGGTGGAGAGGGCTATGCGATCAGAGATAAACTATAGGCACATTCCGACGATGGCAAAGTATTCCTACCCATGGAATTCCGGCTATAGCTCGCACCTGATGATCTTTGAGGCTGGCTACGACGCCAACCTTGCTGGCATTACGGCCTGTCAGTTCACGGATGCAGGTGATGTAGAAGCCTGGAACCGTGGGTTTCAGGAAGCACAGCGCCACGTGAGCGGGCAGCGATGAAACGGGGAAGGTCTACGGGGACGCCGACCAAGGAGGATCGGAAATGACCTTCTCCGGCAAGTCCCTGACCAAGGCCGACGAGCGCCGCCGCAGGATGATCCACGCTGGTCCATGTATGGCGTGCCTCCAGATAGGGATAGACATGACCGCCAGCGGGTACGTGCAGTGGCATCACACGGCGGGCAAGAAGCGCCATGACCTCACTTGCGGGTTGTGTTTCTGGCACCACCAAGCGCGTCCTATGTTCGATAAGTCACTGGCTGAGCTGCGAGTGGAGTTCGGCCCGAGCTTGGCCGAGGGTTCAAAGCCGTTCCACGCAATGTTCGGATCAAACGAACACCTGTTAAGTATGCAGAATGAGTACCTGGGGGCTGGCGATGCTGACATTTAGCGGGAATCAAAAACCGAACGCGGCCAGCCGCCTGTATACGCACATGTGGTCTGTCACATTCAACACGCACTGGCAGTTCCATGGCTGGCACCAATCCGGAAATGGGAAGATTCGTCTCCGCTGGAGGTGGCCGTGAACACTGAGCAATCCCAAGCCTACCAAGCTGGCCGTAACGCCAGGGAGCGTGGAGCCGGGGAGTACGACAATCCGCTGTATGGGATCATTTCAGAGGCACGCGAGCTTCGCCAATACTGGCGCAAGGGTTGGAAGTCTAGGGACGTGGAGCTGGGAGGAAAGAAATGAGCCTTGATGTATCACTCGTAGTTGATGGAGAGGAGGTTTTCGAGAGAAACATCACCCATAATCTTGGGAAAATGGCTAAAGAGGCTGGGTTTTATTTTGCCGCATGGTGTCCTGAAGAGGCAGGCCTATCTAAGGCAAAGCAGCTTTCATTTTTCCTTGAGGTTGGAATTATCTCAATGCTTAGAAATAAGAGAAGCCTTGAGAAGTTCAATGCGGAGAATGGGTGGGGTGAATATAAAGATTTGCTGGAGTTCGCCATCGCTTATGCAATAGCGTGCAATCAGTATCCTGATGCTGAAGTAGTGGTTAGCCGGTGATGAGTAGTCCCACCGTAAGAAGCCTAACCAAGCTGCGCAAGGACGGCTATGTTGCAGAAGTAGTCGAAAAATTCAACAGCTTTACCAAAACCCGGAAAGACCTGTGGGGGATTATCGATATCCTGGCAATCCGCAGGGATGAGGTTCTAGGGGTGCAGACAACTAGTGCTGACCATATTGCACATCGAGTAAAGAAGATCGCGGATAGTGAGCATATCGGCGCTATCCGAGAGGCAGGGATTCGGGTCGTCGTCCACGGATGGCGGAAGAATCCTAAAACTAAACGCTGGGAAGTCAGGGAGGTAGATTTGTCATGATTCAGAGCGAGAAGGTAAAGCAGTGGCGAACAGAGGTTCACGCTGACGTAGTAGAGGCCATCAAGTCGTCGGGGAGGTCGCAGAAGGACATTGCGCAGGAGCTGGGTATCGGTCAGCCGAAGGTGTCGGAGATCGTGCGTCGTCCTGCGGCCAACTTCCGCTTGGAGTACCTGCTGACGTTGGCGGAGAAGCTGGGTGTATCTGTGTTCTTCAGTCAGCCCGTTTCCGCCGCTTGACAGCAATACGGGGATTGGTAGGATGACAGCATGGTTTCCCCGGGCGCTGTTCGACGAAACCCCTCCCGTCTAGCAGCGTCCGCCACGGCTCAGTCTCCCCGCTGGGACCGTGGCACCTATTCAACGATGAGTCGGGCATTGGATCGGGGATTCCCGGTCACGTTGAGCGTAGTTCCTGCCGCGTCCCGATAGCAGGATTCATAGCGGTGAGGCTTGTAGTTCAGTTGGTTAGAACACCGTTCCGCTGGGCAGAAATGCCGGAGCCATTGGGGGTCGCGGGTTCGAATCCCGTCAGGCTTCACCGCTATGGAGAGGAAACCCCGGGCTGACGGGTTAAAAGGTGCGGCAGATGGGTCAGGCAAATCCGCCATCCAAATGCACTAAGCCGAGATCAGCTCCGGCACTCTCCGCCAAACGTCTGGGTAGCTCAACTGGCAGAGCGCCGGTCTCCAAAACCGGAAGTGGGGGTTCGAGTCCCTCCCCATTCGCCAAACTTGCACCCTTGGCCCATATGGGTATCATGCGAGCATCCAGAACAGGTTTCGCCCCGCATGAGTACAGAGACGGTTGCCGCCAAAATGGGTGCGGGGAAATATGCGGAGCCGCTAGAGCGGGCCTGCATCCAGTTTGGCATTGTCGAGACTCTGGAAAAATGCCATTTCCTCGCCCAGGTAGCTCATGAATCCGATGGGTTCAATACGGCAACCGAATACGCCAGCGGGAAAGCCTACGAAGGCCGAAAAGACCTAGGGAACACCCAGCCGGGTGATGGCGTCCGATTCAAGGGGCGCGGGCTTATCCAGAATACTGGAAGATCCAACTATTCCGCCTACAGTACGTGGAAGTATGGTGATGACCGCGCAGTCAAGAATCCCGAAATGCTGGCCGAGCTGCCAGACGCCGTAGAAGTAGCCGCATGGTACTGGTGCATCCGCCGTCCCTCTGTACGTCCTCTTGCCAAAGCTGATGATATCGTCGGGGTGACCAAGAAGGTCAACGGCGGTAATAATGGGCTGGAAGACAGAAAGGAGAGGCTAGCCCAGGCCAAGGCGCTATTCGGGATCAGCTCATGAACTGGTGGATGCTTGCCTCAACCCTGATTGCCTCCTTTGCCGTCTTCTGGGTCCAGAGGATGGCCGCTAAGGCTGACAAAGAGGCCGACAAGGCCGATACCCGTATGCGGACGGCAGAAGACCGTCTAGCCCGTCTGGAAATGAAGGTGGCGGCAGAAATGCCCAGCCGAGAGGACTTCAAGGAACAATCCCAACGAATCGAATCTATTGCGGCCACCCTATCTGAGGTCCGCGATATGGTGATCCGCATGGAAGCCAGAGAGGATAAGAGGTAATGGATAAGCTCCAGGGGATGGAACAGACGGTCAACGAAATCAGGGATGCGCTCAAGAAGCGGGGATCTGCATCCGGAACCAGCAATACCAACACTATCAAGATCGAGGGGGCGGGGAGCATCTGGCACGGTCTGGCAGTAGGAATCGCTCTAGGGGCTGTCATCATTGGGGGAGCTTGGATCATCAGCACCCAGCAGCGGCTAGAGATGATCGCTCAGCAGTCTGAGGCGTATTCCAAAGCCGTATACATGCTGGCCCCAAGGTTTGCAGAAGAAATCGACAAAGAACTAGATCGCAGCAAGGAAAAGTAATGACCAGCCCCCCGTGATTACGCCACCCAAGAAGCCCAAACAGGTGGCTAGCATCAAGCCCAAGCCGCCGACCAAGAAGAAGGGTTGACCATGAGTACTCCGACGCCAATTATTACGAAGCCGCCGACCAAGGAAAATAGGGTCGCCGAGAACGATACCCTTGATCCGCCCGTGACCGTCCAGCAGGTCAACGTGAAATGGTGGAAGAAGTGGTCCACCCATCTGGCAACGCTGAATGCCACCACGCTTGTGGCTACCTTCGCCCTTCTGCCTGAGCGCATCCAAGAGGCATTCCCTCAATGGTCGCTTATCGCCCTGGGCGGAGCTGTGTTGGCATCCGTCCTTATCCCGGCAGCAACCAGCATAAAGCAGGTCCGAAAGGTAGACCCGTGATCCCCGCCGCTACCGTCATTTCGGCTATAGGCGGTGTACGGGCGACCGTGTGGCTGTCCTTGGCTGTCCTGGCGGTAGCGGCAGCAGGCATTCAGACGGTGCGCCTATCGTCCACTCAGGCGTCCTACGACGGCTACAGGGACAAGATGATCGCCGCCACGGCTAATGCCGCTAAGGCGGCAGCAGAGGCCCGAGACACGTCCTACGTCGCCCGAGAGGCGTACTACTGGAAATCAGGAGAGGCAGAGAATGCATATCAGGCGGGTAGGGACTCAGCTATCCAGGCTCAGGCCACTCTTGTGGGTGATCTGCGTAATGGCATTGTCAGGCTGCGCAACGAATGGCGGGGCTGTAGTGGAGTACGTCAAAGTGGACCCACTCCCACCACTGCCCAAGGACCGGATGCAGACGCCGAGCTACGGGCAGAAGGCGCGTCAGCTCTTATTGGAAACGCCGACCTCGCAGACGTCCAAGTCCAGTGGCTCCAATCCGAACTAATCGCCACCCGTGAGCTATATAGTAAGTGCATGATCCCGAAGAGCGACTAGGCCATGACCCGAGCAACCAAAAACATCGTATCTGCCTACCAGCGAGACAGGGTATTTGCCTCGTCTCTGTACGCTAACGAGTCTCGGGAGCTTGTAACGGAGTTCAGCGGGGTGCTGGAGCCTGGGGATAACCCTATCGTCCGGGCAACGTGGGATACCTACGACACAGTGTTTGCGGCTATGTCCGATCCTGAGATCGACGGGACGGCAGTCAAGGTCCGGATCAGGGCTCAGTACGCAGGCCGAACCCGAATCCGGGTAGACGTTACGACCCCCAGCGGTGACGTATATTCAGCTTGGCACTCCATTCGGGTCCAAGGCGCACCGTACTTCACCAATAACGGCTGGGTGACTGGCCCGCAGCATTTGGAAGTGGTAATCCTTCCACTGGAACCAACCTGATCGTCCCACCAGTGTAGAGCTACTGTTCCACTGGTAGTGTTGATCTATTTTGCAGATATGCGAATCTGTAGCTATCCAGTGGCCTGGAGCTGCTCACGCAAAGAGTAGTTGGTTGGGATGGCGAACTTCCAAGCCCTCCGCGAACCACCTAATCAAGCCAAGGAGAGCGCTATGTCTTTCAAAATGATCCTCAACCGTTTCAGCCGTACTGTCAGTGTGATGGACCTTCGGATTGACGTGGTAGAAGAGCGTCGGAGGAAGGCAGAGCGGTTTGCTAGGCGGAACAAGACCTGCGGCAGGGTTGCCGTGTTTAGTTAGGAGAGGGTGATGAGTAAGGGGAATGAGCCGGCGTTCGGTGGAACGGCGATGACAGCGTTCGATGGAGATAGTCAGTTTGTCGTAACCAGCGGTCTTAGCAAGCGGCAATACTTTGCTGGGCTGGCGATGCAGGGCGTTTTGGCACGCGGAAACCATGGTGGCATCAATTCCGTCGTTGCTTGGTCGGTCGATATTGCCGACGCCCTCCTGGCCGAGCTGGAGAAGAGTCCATGAGTGCGCTCATCCAAGTTAGCCCTATCCTCCTACTCGCGGCAGTTTTTTTGATCTTCGCGGCTGTTGCGGAGTTCGCCTGTGCGCGAAATAGGAATGCATGGTCGCTTATAGCGATAGCCATTGTTCTGGCTGCTATTCCTTTAGTTTTGACTCGCCAATGACCTTCCTAATCTCAGTAACCCTATTCCTACTAGGGATCATCTGCTGGATGGTGGCAGATGTGCATCAGGAGCGGGGTAACGTGGCGCTGGGATATAGATTCCTGTTCCTGGCTGGCGGACTTATCTGTGTGGCGGGATATCTGATGTGGCTAACAGTGTTAGGCAAGCTGTAGTATATTGACCACAGGCAGGGTAGATAGATAGAAAAGATATGAGTGAGGAAGGGACTGAGAAGCGAATTGGCCGGCCAACTAAGTTCCGAGAGGAATTTATTGAGCAGGCCAGGAAGCTTTGCCAATTGGGCGCAACCGATATCGAGATTGCCGACTTCTTCGACGTAGAGGTCAGGACTATCTATAGGTGGAAGGCTGACAATGATGCTTTTTGTCAGTCCTTAAAGGCTGGCAAGGAGGTAGCAGACGAACGGGTGGAGAGATCCCTGTTCCAAAAGGCTACCGGCTATGAGCAGGACGAGGTAAAGATCTTCATGCCTGCCAATGCTGAGGCTCCTGTATATGCGCCTTTCCGGGCAAAGGTAGCGCCTGACACCACGGCTGCAATCTTCTGGCTGAAGAACCGACGCCCCGATTTGTGGCGGGACAAGACTGAGCGCCATACGGTGAATGTGGAAATCACCCATGAGGAATGGCTTGACTCCCTCAACGACTGACAAGATGCGGCGGCTCAAGGAGGATTTCCCCTTCTACGCCGCCAATTGCATGGTCATTCGCTCTAAGGGCGGGGCGATCCAGGCGCTGAGGCTCAATAAGGCCCAGCGCTATATCCATGAGAAGCTGGAAGAGCAGAGAGCCGAGACAGGCCGCGTCCGTGCGCTAATCCTCAAAGGTCGCCAGCAGGGCTGTTCATCTTACGTGGCAGCCCGTTTCTACCATCAGACGACTTGGCATAAGGGTATCCGCACCTTCATCCTCACCCATGAGGACAAGGCGACGCAGAACCTGTTTGAGATGGTCAACCGATACCATGAGAACTGCCCTCCGTTCGTCAAGCCCAGCACTGGTGCTGCGAACGCCAAGGAGCTGGTATTCGACAAGATCGACTCTGGCTATCGGGTGGGTACGGCTGGCAACAAAGGTGTAGGCCGATCCATGACCGCTCAGCGCTTCCACGGCTCTGAGGTCGCGTTTTGGCCAAATGCCGAGGCGCATGCTGCGGGTGTGCTTCAGGCTGTCCCTGATGAGCCTGGGACTGAGGTCATCCTTGAGTCCACGGCCAATGGTGTGGGCAACTACTACCACCAGTCATGGCAAGAGGCTGAGGCAGGCATCAGCGGCTTCATCGCCATCTTTGTGCCTTGGTACTGGCAGGAAGAGTATAGGAAGGAGCTGCCCCCTCAGTTCACCCTGAACGAGGAAGAGCAGGCATATGCCAATGCCTATAGTCTGGATTGGGAGCAGATCTATTGGCGCAGGCTGAAGATTGTCCAGCTAAAGGACGCCAACCTGTTCAAACAGGAATACCCGGCCACTGCGGCTGAGGCGTTCCAAATGTCCGGCCACGACAGCTATATCAAGCCTGAGTTGGTGGTAGCTGCCCGCAAGATGGAGCGCGAGCCTGTTGGCCCGCTCATTATTGGCTTGGACCCGGCGCGATTCGGCGATGACAGTAGCGTGATGATGGCCCGCAGGGGTCAGAAGGCGTGGGTGATCGACCGCAAGACCAAGTGGGACACCATGCAGGTTGCAGGCTGGGCTAAGAACGTCATAGACAAGGAATCACCGGCCCGCATGTTTATCGACGTGGGCGGATTGGGTGCGGGCGTCTATGACCGACTGGTAGAGCAAGGCTATGGTCCAGCTCCCAGGGGTAAGGGAATCGCGGTAGCCGTTAACTTTGGCTCAGCCGCAATCCAGCCTGCCAGATACGATGACAAGGGTAATGAGATTGGCGGCGGGCCAGTTAATCGTCGAGCCGAAATGTGGATGGCCTCTAAGGAATGGCTGGAAAGTGAGACGGGCGCAGATATCCCCGATGAGGATAGATTGCAGGCGGATGCATGTGGCCCCGGATACCGTTATGATTCCAGCAGCCGAGTAATCCTTGAGAGTAAAGAGCAGATGCGCGCACGAGGCGTTGCCAGTCCTGACGCATGGGATGCCCTGGCGCTGACCTTTGCGGAACCTGTTGCTCCCCCGAAAGCTCCCGTCCGCCTTAAATTTAGATCGGAATTCGCATAATGACCGTAATCGACGAGGAAGGCGCACGCCGGGACAAGTTGCTGGACTCTGAGAAGCCCAGCGAGGACCGGTTCTATGAGATCCGCCAGCGGTTCAAGGACGCTGAGAGCGCCGTCGTCTCCATGTATCAGCAGGCGCAGGACGATGTGCGCTTCGCCTTTGTGCCGGGGAACCAGTGGGACACGCATATGTCTTCCCTGCGTGGTGGACGCCCTCGCTATGAGTTCAACTACCTCCGTCAGACGATCAAGCAGGTATTGAACGATAACCGCCGTAACACGCCGACCATCCGCGTCAGTCCGGTGGAAAATAGCGATAAGGAAGGTGCAGAACTGCGCCAGGGGCTTATCCGCAATATCGAAATGCAGTCGAACGCCGACGTAGCCTATGACTGGGGTTCGATGTACGCCATCGCAGGCGGTTTTGGCTGCTGGGCGGTAGGTACGCGCTACTCGGACGATGACACGTTCGATCAGGATATCTATATCAAGCGGATCGAGAATCCGTTCTCCGTCTTCTTCGATCCCTGTTCCCGAGAGATTGACCGTTCGGACGCACGCTATGCGTTTGAGGTTGACTCCATGTCCCGGCAGGAGTTCCGCCAGAAGTACCCGGACAAGGAAATCAAGAGTTTCGATTCGGGCCTGCCAAGCGGTCTTTACTACGACGGCTGGTATAGCAAAGAGAATGTCCGTGTCTGCCGGTACTGGGCCAAGCATCGCGAGGAAAAGACGATCTACCGCCTGTCCGATGGGCGAGTGGTGGACGCTGAATCCTTCGATCTCGTCAGGGATCAGGCCGCTAACCCGCCTGTAGACCCGATGACGGGCCAGCCAGCCTATCCGCCTGTCACTGTGGTGGCGAAGCGCGTGGTGGAATACGACCGCATTACGGTGGAGCTTCTGTCCGGGGATGAAACCCTGGAAGGCCCGACAGAGTGGGCGGGAAAGTACATTCCGCTGGTCCCTGTGTGGGGCGATACGGTCAATATTGACGGCGAGTTCTTCTGGAATGGCATGGTTCGCCCGTCCCGTGACTCGCAGATCATGATTAACTTCAGCCAGTCCAACATGGTTGAGGTTGTGGCCTCCCAGCCGAAGGCTCCATACATGGTCACCGCGACCATGATTCAGGGCTATGAGAATGAGTGGCAGAACATGGCGGTGGATAACCCGCCTGTGCTTCCCTACAACCCTGATCCGGATTCCCCTGGCGGCCCTGCACGGTTGCAGCCGCCCGCCCTGCCTGCTGGCTGGTTCGACCTCAACCGTCAGAACGTGGAGAACTTGAAAGCGACTTCGGGCGTCCATGATGCGAGTCTGGGTAACCGATCCAACGAAACCAGTGGCCGGGCCATCCTTGCTCGCCAACATGAAGGTGACGTCGCCAATTTCAACTATAGCGATAACATCGCTAAGGCGATCCAATATACCGGCGTCATCATCAATGACCTGATCGACAAGATTTACACCACTGAGCGCGAGATCCGCATTCTTGGTGAGGCTAATGAGGAAAGGTATATTCGGGTGAATCGCCCAGTATGGGATGAGGCTGCTCAGCGGTGGGAGAAGGTAAACGACCTGTCCAAGGGTAAGTACGATGTGACTGTGACTGTGGGGCCGAGCTTTACCACTCAGCGCATGGAAACCCTTGCAGCGCTTACCGATCTGGCACAGATTCAGGGGCCGATGGGTGCAGTGTTTGCCTACGGCATCCTCAAGTATATGGATACTCCCGGTATCTCCGAGTTCGCCGATATTGCCCGCAAGATTCTTATTTCCCAGGGTATTCCGCTGGCGCAGGAAGAGGGCGACGAACCGCCTCAGCCGCAGCAGCCTAGCCCGGATCAGGTCGCCAAGGCGCAGAAGGATGCAGCCCAGGCTCAGAAGTACGCCGTAGAGGCAGAAGGGCAGGCACTAGATAATCAAGGCAAACAGATTGATAATGCCGCCAGTGCACTAGAGCTTCAGGCTCAGGAGACGGTGATGGGGTTGGTGCAACGTCAGTTGCAGTCCCCTACGGTGTTTCCTGACCAGTTTAGACCTTACCAGTGAGGCTCACTGGGCTAATCGTTGAGGTAATGACGCGTGAGTACTGAAGCAATCAAGAACATCGAATCGGCTATGGCGTCCAAGGACGTTGTGGCGGAACCTGTAGTAGAGGTTGTGGAGACTCCGGTCGAAGCGCCTGAAGTGGTGGAAGCCGTTGGCGAAGGCCAGGAACAAACTACGGACTCGGCACCCGTAGACGGGGAGGATGCCCCCGCGCGCTCTAACAAGGGCGTAGGTAAGCGCATCAATGAGTTGACGCGACAGCGACACGAGGCAGAACGTCGTGCGGCAGAGGCAGAAAAACTACTGGCAGAGATTCGCCAGAGTGCGCCTAAGCCTGCGGCAGAAGCTCCAGTGTCGGATGGACGTCCCACTTTGGCGGATTTCAATTGGGACACTGAGGCGCATGCAGATGCCCTGGTGGACTGGAAGCTGAAGCAACGGGACGAGGCGGCAAAGAAGAAGGCTGAACAGGACTCCCAGCAGAAAAGGTGGTCCGAGTATCAGAAGCGAGCAGACGAGTTTGCGGACGAGCATCCCGATTATCAGGAAAAGATCGACTCCCTGATGATTACGCAGTTCATGCAGGATGCGATTCTGGAAACCGATGTAGAGCCGCTGATTGCCTACCACCTTGCCAACAACCCATCGGAAGCAGAGGAAATCGCCAAGAAGACGCCGAAAGGTCAAATCCTGGCTATTGGCCGACTGGCTGCAAAGCTGAGTGACACCCCGGCTGCTCCTACTGCAACCCCGTCCCGACCGGCTCCGCCTGTTCCTGCAACCCCTCCGCCGCCACCGCCGTCCATCGCTGCACGCGCTCCCGCTACGCTCCCTGTAGACAAGTGGGATATGAGTCAGCACATGGAAGCGGTACGGTCTAAATCCCGCCGATAAGGACTAAATCCAATGCCTTCCAATCAGCTTCTCACCAGTCAGGTCATTGTGGACCGCGCACTTGCGGTTCTGACCGAAACTCCGTCGTTCTTGAACCTCATCAACAAGCAGTACGATTCGGCCTTCCGTGGTCGTGGCGTCAAGGTGGGTGATACTGTGTCGGTGCGTGTTCCGCAGCCGGCAGTCATCCGTAATGGTCGCATCATGGATATCCAGCCGCAGGTGGATCGTGTTGTCCCGGTGGCGATTGACCAGCAGAAGGGCGTTGATACTGGCGCTACCTCGCTGGAAATGGCCCTCCAGATTGATGACTTCCAAGAGCAGTTCATCGATACCAAGATTCCCGGCCTCGTTACTGCCGTGGAACAGGACATCATCAACCGCGTTGTGAAGCAGGTTCCGGCTTCGGTGGGCGACTTTGGCCCGCTGGATGACGCAAAGACTGTCCTGCTGGCCGGTGCGTTCCTTGACTCGCAGTTGGCCCCGAAGGCTGACCGTAACTTCATGGTCAACACGTGGTCGCAGGTTGATATCGTCACCGCGCTTCAGGGCTATTTCAACTCGCAGTCGAAGATTGATCGCCAGTACCGTAAGGGTGCGATGTATACCGACACCCTGGGCTTCGATTGGTTCTCGTCCAACCTGACCGCCAACGTCACCCGTGGTACTGGCGCTGGCTACCTCGTCAACGGCGTTCCGGGCGACGGCGCGTCCACTCTGGCGGTCGATACCGGTACTGGCACCATCGTTCCGGGCGATAGCTTCACCATTGCGGGTGTGTATGACGTTCACCCGCAGACTAAGGAAACCCTGCCGAGCCTGAAGCAGTTCACTGTCACTTCCACCTTCGCTGGTGGCGCTGGCACCCTGAACATCATCCCGGCGATGACCTTGACTGGCCCGTATAAGAACATTTCGGCCCTCCCGGCTGACAATGCGGCCATCACCATCAAGGGCGTTGCTGGCACCACCTATGCGCAGAACGTGGCTTTCTCGCGTGACGCGTTCTACATGGTAACCGCCGATCTGCCGAACCCGCCGAAGAGCTATGGCGTTGACTCCGCTTCCCGTACTTGGAATGGCGTGACCCTGCGCTTCCAGAACGGCTACGATCAGGTCAACGATATGTATATCAGCCGTTTTGATATTGCATATGGCTCGGGAATTCTGCGCCCGGAACTGGCGGTTCGCGTCCCGGCCACCATCACTGGCATTGCGTAAGGAGATATGAAATGGCAACTTTGAAGGCTGATTCGACCCCGAGCCTGTGGGCTGCGGCTCCTGGCACCGGCGCTGGCGCAGTGCTGGGCAAGGACAACACCGAGCTGGTGGGCTTCTTCGGCACTACGCCGATTGCCCAGCCGACCATCACCGTGGCTAATTCGGGTGCTGGTACTGCGGGTGCGGTTCTTGTGGCGCTTGGACTGGCTCGCCAGATCCCGTAATTGTGAATTGGGATATGGGGCTTCGGCCCCTTATCTCCGATCATCACGTAAGGAGTATTGAAATGGCTGACAAGAAAGAGAAGAAGCACGCCCTGTACCTTCTGAGTCCGGACGAAGACCGTATTGTGCTGGTCCATGCTGACGATGTTGAGCAGCATATGGCCGATGGCTGGTCCAAGCCGGAAAGCCCGAAGGCCAACGGCGAAGAATGGAACAAGGAAGAGGATATGGCTCAGCAGGATATTGCCGCTGAGTTTGCCAAGCAGCGTTCCGAAGAGGACGCCAAGAAGGCGGCAGAGGAAGCAAAGGAGCTGGAGAAGTCCCGTTCCGATGCCGAGAAGGCCGCAAAGAAGTAAACTTAGAGGGGGAGGGCAATCCTCCCCCTTCTTAATGGAGTCTTCCCATGCAGGCCATCAAGCTAATTACCCGCTCACTCCGCCTGCTGAGGGTGGTAGACGCCAACGAGGCTCCGGAAGCGGAAGACGCTGAAACCGCGCTGGAGGCTCTGAATCAGTTGATGGTGCGCTGGGAAGCTGACGGGGTTGCCCTGGGCTGGAGCGAGCTTACGGACGTAAGTCAGGAAATGACCGTGCCGTTTGAGTCCATCCGGGCGATCACCTATAACCTTGCATCCGAATTGCGTCTGGAATACGGCATCGCTATCGATGGCAAGATGGAGCAGGTAGCCAATCAGAGCTATAAGGTTCTGCTGCGTGACGTCCTGGCCGCTAATCCCCTGTCCCTGTCCGTGAGTATGCGCGGTGGAATGTGGGATATCTACACTGACACCTTTGGGCCGAGGCGCTACTGATGGCAACTGCTGTTGACCTGATCGGCGGGTTCTACAAGGATGACACGCTCCCGTGGGGCGCGCAGGATACGGTGAACTGGCTCCCCGTCATGGCGGAAGTAGCCGGTACGCTGACGCCTAAATACCTGAAGACGCCCCCAGGTCTGAAGCCCTATATCCAAGTCGGTGCAGGCCCTATCCGTGGCATCCATGACCTTGAGGGTGGGCGTTTCGTTGTCTCCGGAACCGTCCTATACCGCATAGACTCAGCGGGCGTAGGGATTCCGATTGGCGTTATTCCTGGGCTGGGTCGAGTGCAGATGACGCACAACCAGTTCCAGACCGGCAACCAGCTCCTTGTGGAGAATGGGCAAGGCGGCGGGGGGTATGTGTTCACAACCAGCACCGGCACTTTTGCAAAGATCACCGACGAGGGGTATCCGGGTTCCATCTCGTCTGACTATCTGGATTCCTACCTGTTGGGCGTAGAGCCTCTTGGCAGGTTTTGGTTCCACTCCAATTTGGCAGACGCCACCGACTACAACACCCTTGACCGGTACGAAGCGGAGGCATCACCTGATCGCATCGTAGGGCTGGCCGTGAGCCAGTTTGAGGTTGTGGTTTTCGGCGAAAGGACTATTGAGTTCTTCTACAACGCAGGCGGCACCACTGGCACCTTCCAGAACCGCAGGCAGACGATTACCCGTGGCTGTTCGTCCCGGCACACTATCGCAAAGCTGGATAACACCCTGTTCTGGCTGGGCGATGATGGTGTTGTGTACCGAATGAATGGATACTCGGCTATTCCTGTGTCTACAGGGCCAATGGCTCGTGCATTTGCCAATCTAAATTGGGCGGAGGCATTTGCCTTTACCTGGGAGGACGAGGGCTTCAAGGTCTATTACCTCACCTTCCCTGACGGGCAGACCTGGGGATATGACGTGGTTTCCGGCCTTTGGACCCGCCGTGAGTCCTACGGGCTGGACCGCTGGCGGTTGGCGAATACGGTCAAGTGGGGACGCAACTGGTATGGCGGTGACTTTCAGAATGGCCGTCTGTGGGAGTTGAATTGGGAATACGTACTGGAAGGCGTAGATGAATTCATATCTCGCCGCGTCAGCCCCGTTATGTCCAACAATCAAAGCCTGATCGGAATCAATAAGGCAGAGCTGATCTTTGATACTGGCCAAGGTCCGGAGACGGTACCTGTACCGTTCCCTGGACAGCCGCCGTCGCCTACTATTTCCGGAACTCCCCCGGTTGCTATTCGTGGTGTCCCCTACACATTCAGTTTCTCCATTACGGGAGGCACTCCGCCTGTAACTGCGGCAATCGTGGACGGCGCATTGCCTCTCGGCTTGAGCATGAATAGCGCCGGGGTGATCTCAGGAACACCAGAGGAATCTGGCACATTTGCTGTGTACGTCCGTGCCACGGATGCGGGTGGCATGTGGGACGAGATTGCTGTGCAGATAAATGTGCAGTCTTCGTTAATGGCGCTTGCTACTACGCTCTACCTATTCACTGGAGCGCCCTCAAATATTCAAGAAAGCACCCCGATTGGTATTTCGAGTTCTGTTTCTCGAAGCCTGTCAGTGTCACCCAATACGCTATACATTGCAGCAGGCATTGTAGGATCGCCTTTCATCGCTCTTAGGAAGAAGAAGGCCGATGCTACCGGCTACGATGCACTTCCAACGCCGTCCACTCCACCGACGACTCTTGTAAATTCAACCGCATTCAGTCCTGACGGCAAGTACTTTGCCCTTCTTCAGGGTGGTGCAACTCCCAGGGTTATGGTCTATGAAATTATTGCCGGGGTGTTTACGTTCAGATCACAAGCCAACATGCTTGCAGGCGGTTTTGCTATTGCCTGGAATGAGGACGGAACAAAGATCGTCGCATCAAAGGAGTACGCCGGGGCTACTGGCTCAGTAGCGATCTTCAATGTAACCCTAGGTATTCTCGGGACGCCCCGATATGGTCAGTCGTACACCAATGGGACGACTCCAATCAGTTTGATGTGGCGCGGAAATTACATTGTTTCAGGTTCGTCAAATCAGCTTGTAGTTATGCTGGACAATGGCTCTGCGGCTACAACTGTTGCAATCAATCCGGATGGGCTTGGATTGGTAAACGCTGGTGCTGTTTGGTCTAAAGACGGAAACTATATTTACACACTAAGGTCTAACGGTCAGCTTCGGATATACGCGTTTAGTGGTTCGTCTATATCTAATGGTGTGCTTGCGCCAAGCCAGCCTATAGGGGGCGGCGTTGACATTAGCATCAATTCCAACGGCACATATGTTGCTGTCGGCGCTAGCGGGGGGGGCCTTACCCACGATGGCGTTCAAATTTATCGTGTAGTTGGCGCATCACTGGTGAGAGAGGCAATCCAGCCTTTTACAACGGAATCCACCGTAAACGGCGTCAGGTGGACTCAGGATGAATCTTAACAATGCGACTGAGTGAATCACCTAATGGCTGATACCGATCACTATGTGGAAGTCAGATACAGCAAGGACGGGGGCCATAACTGGTCCAACTGGAAGCGCCGGTCTATCGGGAAGATCGGCGAGTATCAACAGCGCGTAAAACTCAATAGAATGGGGGTAGGACGCACGTGGATCTTCGATATCAAAGTATCCTCACCTCGGATACGCGATCTGCTAGGCGCGGTAGTCACCCCTGAACTGACGGACGACTGATGGTTATCGTAGACGACTTCCCCAACGCCGCTCAGGTCCGCCAGATGGGCCTAGAGGCGCACTATATCGATTGGGAAGGCTTCGACGGCGAGGTCTATAAGCGCATCTGTCTGGCTGACGTTCCCGGCCTTCAGGAGGCCATTGAGGCGAAGATGGGTCCAGTCAACATGCTTGGGATGGGCTACCGGCTCAACTTCAACGACGAGCTGCCTAACGCTGCCATCCACTCGGATATGGGCTGGGGCACCCATGCTGCGGTCCTGTACCTAAGTGAAGGAGAGGGTGGAACGGCCTTCTGGAAGCACAAGGAAACTCAGGCTGACCGCATTGAGCCGGGCGATATGGATCTGTTCCACAAGATCGAAGGCGACTGGAATTCGGTCGATAAGTGGGAGCAGGTAGCCTTGGCTAAAATGAAGCTGGGTCGCCTGCTGATCTACGATTCCTCCCTGTTCCATAGCCGCTGGCCGTTTGAGGCGTTCGGGACTGATTTCGAGTCTGGACGCTTGATCGCTGTCGCATTCTTTACCCCGAGGGAAGCATGATTAACATTCGCCAGGGTCAGCTTTCGGACGTCTCGGAAGTTGTCCGTATGTCAGCCCTGTTCTACCCGACGACCCATTACGCCGACTGGTGCGATATGGATGAGGATACGGTTGCTGACCTGACTGAAAACCTCATCAAGAACCATATCTTCTTTGTCGCTGAGGATGAGGAAGGGTTGGTAGGGATGGTGGGCCTGTTCGTGGCCCCATTCCTGTTCAATGCCAACGTTAAATTCGCTGTGGAGGTCGTGTGGTGGGTAGATCCGGCTGTGCGCGGCTCCCATACGGCGGCGTCCCTGCTGCGCGCTGTGGAAGAGCCTGCGCGCGCTGCTGGGGCTGATCGAATCCAGATGGTCCACATGCCCAATAGTCCGCCCCAAGCTACTGCGCTGTACGAGAAGCTGGGTTACTGCAAATCCGAAATCAGCTATACGAAGGATATTTAAATGGCCGCTATTACCGCAGCAGTAGTCGTAGCTGGCACCGCCGCTTATGCAGCGAACCGTCAGGGTGCTGCGGCTAAGAAGGCTGGTCGCGCCCAGGCGAGTGCAGCCCAGCAGACGATTGACGAACAGTCCCGACTCTACAACAACTCCGTAGAGGGCGCTCAGCCGTATGCGCAGGCAGGCACAACCGCGCTTAACCAGTTGAACGCGGTCAATGCTGGGGACTATTCCGGGTTTGAGAACTCGCCGGACTACCTCTATGCCCGAGACATTGGCATCCAGGGCTTGGATCGTGGTGCTGCTGCGCGAGGGAGCCTGTATTCGGGTGGTGCTGACGCTGACCGGATTGCCTTCAGTTCCGGACTTGCCACTCAGAATCTCGGAAACTACACCAACCGTCTCCAGAACATGGTCAACCTTGGTTCCAACACCCAGCAGTATTTGGGGCAGTTGGGCCAGAACTATGGCAACCAGTTCGGCAACGCGATGGGCATCAAGGGTAACGCCAACGCTCAGATCGCCGCTGCTGGCCCGATGACTCAGGCCGGTTACGGGAACGCCATCGCCTCCGGCATTAGTACCTATATGGGGGCTGGGGGCGGTGGCGGTGGCGGTGGTGGCTTCATGGGCATGTTCGGCAGTGGTGGCGGCGGCAATACCACTGGCTACGAACAAGGGAGCCTGTATAACTTCGGGAACAATATGGGTAACTTCCGCACTTCCAGTTGGGGCGGCTAAGACATGGCAGACTTCCAGCAAGACGCATTCAACGCGATCAACTCAGGCTTCAATTTCGGCCAGCGGGTGAAGGGCGTCCAAGACCAGCGCCGGATCAACGAACTGGCCTCTCAGGGCTATTCCGCTCCGGAGGACCAGCGGCAGGGCCTATTGGGTCAGATTGCCCAGGTAGACGCGCGCGCTGCCCAGCAGCAGGAACAGGCATTCGCCAACACGGACGAGCGACGTAATACCACGCTTGCCAACATGGCCCGCATCCTGACGACCGCTCCTGAGCAGGCTCGCCCGGGTCTGTATCAGCGCATGTTGCCGACCCTGAGTCAGTTCGGCATGTCCGAGTTGCCGCAGGAGTACAACGCCCAAACCGCCCCGATCATCGATCAGGCTGCAAACTCCATTGCTAGCGCTTACGGTGGCGGCGGGGCGGGAGTCCAGTCCACCTATATCAATCGTGCTGGTGAGCGCATAGCGGTCATGCGCGATGGCAGTCAGCAGGTACTAGGTCAGGCGGATTCTCGCACGCAGCTTCGGGATCAGGCGGGGGTCGCACCTTCCATTGTTGACCTCCGAACCGCCCAGGCTACTCCTCTTCAGGCTGGACCTATCCAGCAGCAGGGAGCAAACGGTGCCTATACCATTGATCCTAGCCTGCCTCCGGAGGTTCAGGCGCAGATCCGTGCGGCGGAGTCGGCGGGTACTGAATTCAACGGCGTTGTGGCTGCTCGCCCGGACAGTTCACAGATCATCACTCCGTACCAACAGGCTCAGCTAGCCCGTCAGGATCGCTCAGACGCGCGCGCCGATATCTCTGCCATGGCTGCTCAGGATGCTCGCAGTCAGGCCGCAGAGGCGCGCCAGATCGCCGCACAGCAGAAGGCCCAGCAGGCGCAACAGGCCATCAACACTCGTCAGGCGCAGTTGGCTGATGTGCAGCGTGGCGTGCAGCGCGTGGAGGCAGCATTGAACGCGCTGGATCAGAGTCGCGTGGGTACTGGTCCTATCGCCCGGACGGCCCAGCAGTACCTCCCGGCAGGACAAGAATTGGAGACGGCTGTGAACGCCATGAATAACTCCATGTTGGCGCTTACCCGTGTCCCAGGCATGGGCGCTCAGTCCGATCTTGAAGCCCGTATTGCTGGGATGCGCTTCCCGCAGCTTGACCGGGAGGAAGGGGTCAACCGTCGAACCCTGCAAGACCTGAAGAGCTTTGTGAGCGACCTGAGCCGTACCGCTCAGCAGGCGGATGCGAGCGACCGCAACGCCCTACAGACCACTCAGCAGGTTGTGGATAGCCCGCGCGGCTCGGCGACGGTCCGTAGGGCGCGTAACCCGCAGACCGGCCAAACTCTCATCCTCGTTAACGGACAGTGGGTGCCCGAATAATGGCTGACACCATTCCCCCGCTGCCCGCAGGGTTTGAGCTTGAATCTGACGAGCCGGTGGCTCAGTCGGCAATTCCTCCGTTGCCTGCCGGGTTTGAATTGGAGCCAGATACGCCCAGCACCCGCGTTGACGCTACGCCGACCGATGAAGGCCTGGATATCGAAATTGTCGATACCCCTGCTAACCGCAAGGCGGCTCAGGAGGCATTGGTCAAGGACATGTCCAATGCGGAACGATTCACCGTTGGTGTTGGTAAGTCGGTTGCGGACAGCGCCATTGGTGCCGGTCAGGTGCTTTCATCTGAGATCGCTCCGTACCTCTACGGTATCCCCGGCTTGGTGACCCGAGAGCTTGGGCGTCGTGGTGCGCGTGAGGAAATAGACCAGTTCGCCCGTGAGGCTGCTGAGCGCGATGCTCCTCTGATGGAAACGGGTGCAGGTCTGGCAGGCAATATTACTGGCTCGCTGGCTCAGATCCTTGGCCCCGGCATTGCTGCGCGAGGAACTACGGCTTCATCTGCAATCCTGCCCACTACCATTCGTGGCAACGCCCTTCAGGGAGCCTACCTTGGCGCTCTCCAGCCGACGACCGAGGAAGGTCAGCGCGGGCAGAACATCGCCCTTGGTGGCGCACTAGGTGGCGCGGGTGCCGGGCTGGTCAACGGTGCTGGAGCGCTGATTCGTGGCGCGCGTAACGTTCTCGCTCGTGGTGGCCTGACGTCCACGGATCGCCGGGCGGCTAACGTTCTGGCCCGAGAGGCGACCAATCCTGACGTGACCATTACGGAGTCCGCTGTTCCGGGTGTGCAACGCACCTTGGGCGAAGCAAGTAACGATCCGGGTCTGATGGCGTTGGAGAACACCCTGCGCGCACAGCAGCGTGGAGCATTCGACCCTATCGACCTTCAGAACAATGCAGCCCGAGTGGAACAGTTGCAGCGGATTGCAGGCACGGATGCGGATATGGCGGCGGCTGAGGCTGCACGTACTGCTGCATCTGAGTCT